AAGCGAACTCCCGCATCCGCGTCTGTGGATCGCGCCCGATCTGAGCCGCGATCCGGTCCGCCGCCGCGCGCATTCCCACCGGCTCGTCCACCCCTGCGTACGTGCCGAAGCGGACAGGGGTGGTCGTGCGCGCCAGCTCCCCACCCTGGAGGGTGAAGGAGTGGTGGGCGGTCGGGAATCCGGGGCGCGGCACCAGGAGCGCCCCGGCAAGCTCGCGCTTGCCCGGCTTCTCGCGGTGCGGTCCCCAGTCGCCGGAGAGCTGGCACGCCATCATCCGGGCCACCTGTTCCGGCGTGATCCCCGGAATGAGGGCCCCCGCAATCCAGACGCCCTTGGCGTTCTCCCCCACGCGCGCCGTCGCCACGACGGAGCACGTGTTGTCGTAGTGGGCCTGGCGTGCCGCGCCCTTGACGGCCGCACTCATGGGAGCGTGGCCGCAATCCATCGTGATCGGGCCCGTGGCGATCTTCGTGTAACCGCCGTTTCCGTCGTCCACGAGCGTGGCCCGGTTCATCCAGATGCCGTAGTCCACGTTCCCCACGGGCACCGTGACGCGCTTCTTCTGGAAGCCGCGGTGGGCAACGTGCCGCGGTGCGAGGTAGCCGAAGAACCGGCCGTCTTCGGTCACCGTGATGGCACCGATCTCGGGGACCTCAGTCGGCTCGGAGAACCACTCCGCCGGGGGAAGCTCGGGGATCGTGATCGTGTACGAGGATGCCGTCAGGGCTTCGGCCATGTCGTCCTCCTCGTCTTCGATGTCGTCGGGGAGTTCGGCGTCCAGGTACAGGCGCGCCTCAGCGAAGGCGGGAATGTCCACGAGGTCCACGCCCCGGATGCGCGCGCCGTCCGTGACGATCGTGCGCTCAGGCTCAGCGCACGCCGGGTCGAACTCCTCGTCCTCCGAGGCCAGCTCGCACCCCTCAGCGAACTGGTACTCCACGCTGAGCCCGTCCATGTCGGGGTTCTCATCGATGAGGATGGAGACGCCTGCCAGGATGCCGGGGTTCTCCCGCGTCCCCATGAGCGTGGCCGCCTCCGGCCCCCATGGGGCCTTCAGGTCGATGACGCCCCGGGCGAAGAGCTGGTCCCCTTCGCGTTCAATGGAGTCGATGCGACCCACCCGCGCCGTCTTGTCGGTGGTACCGCCGTGGCTCCGCTCGTACTGATAGCCCAGGGGGATTTCCAGGGAACCGGGCGTGACGCCCTCTTCCTGCCACTGGAGCGTGTCCACGTCGAACTGGCGGCGGTCCCCGGTCTTCCGGCCGCCGACAACGATCGGGCCGGAGACGGCCACATACCGGGTGTTCTGGTCCGCCATGGCGTCCCCTTCTTCATACGCGGCGGCGTTCAGCGTGATGATCGCGCCGTTGTCCTCTAGGTTCAGGTCTTCAGGGTTGAAGACGGCGTACGTCGTACACCGGCAATTGATGACCTCCTGGGGAGGTCCGGCGGGGTCCCCGGGAAATGCGAGGCTGAAGCCGCCCACGGTGAAGGGGTCCGCGAAGGCCACGGTCTGTCCATCCGCTTCGTCGTGAGTGTGCCGGGTCCGCTCGTCCTCAGTAGCCTGCCACCGCTTTCGCATGACCCCCGCCGGAACGGCATAGGCGGTTTCGAACCGCTGGAGCGTCGCCATGGCGGCTACGTTGCGGGCCCCGTGGCTCTCAGTCCGTGCGATCGTCCGCGCGCGGGGGGCCGTCACGCCCACAGCATCGCGAACCCGTTGGGTCAACTTGGGCTGCGACTCCCCGGCCGCGATGCCTTCGGCCAAGCTCTGGCGGGCGTTGAACCACAGTTCGTTCCCGATGCCCACAAGGCGGTTCTGAGCTTGCTTCAGGTATTGCTCAGTGTCCAGCGCCTGGTCCGTCAGGAGGGTCAGGGAGTTGTCCAGGACGGCCGCGAGGCGCTGAACGACTTCCAGCCCGGCCCCCACCATGGAGGCGTCAAGCGCGGGCATAAGGGTGTCCGTCACGTACACGGCCCAGACGGTCAGGAACAGGTCCAAGGCCGACTGGTCCGCTTCAGCCAGCGCCTCTTCAATGTCGGCGGTGCTGAGCACCTTCCCGGCCGCGAACTCCATCCCCTTCAGGACCAGCTCTTCGAACTGTTCCGCCGTGAGGTCCATCTCTTCCAGCGTCTGGAGCGGGATTTCAGCCATCACGCCTCACCTGGTTCCGTGGCTCCGGGAGAGTCGGGGTTCTCCGAGTCCTGGGTGGTCTCGGTGGTCTCCGTCCTGTCGGGCTCGTCGGCCTCGGCGATCGTCTCCTGGACCTGGACGGCGGACGCCTGGGCCCGGAGGCGAAGCTTCTCCGCCATCTCCTCCAGCTCCTCATCGTTCGGCGCGTCGGACTCGGAGAAGCCCTTCTCCCGGCGGTAGGCCACGCCGTTGATCTCCATGCGGTCGTACGCCTCGTCGGCGGCGGCGGACTTGTCCGGCCGCTGAACGATCTCCGAAGGGTCGTACCACATGACGATCCGGCCGCCGTTGGGGCCGGTGAGAGAGTTCCCGCCAGCGCGGAGCATCGGGACGAGGTAGCCCTTCGTCAGTGCGTGGCAGATCATCTCCGCGTCCGGCGCGATGTGGAGCTTGATACCCGACTCCTCCACCTGGGCGGCTCCCCAGTGGTTCATCCCGGCCACTCCGAGGAGCTGGTCAGACGGGAGGTCCAAGGCGGTTGCCAGGCGGCGGATCGCGGATTCACGCTGGGTGATGAGCTTTTCATCGATGGGGTTGGACATGTCCAGCGCCATCATCACGTCTGCCAGCTTGGTGTCCGTGGCGTCCCCGAGGTCCACGCCGATAGGGAGCTTCAGCGCGGCTTCGGCGCTCATGGGGTCCTTGATGCCGCGCGAGCCCACCTCCACGAGCACCTGGGCGAACGGGTCCTGTCCATCCGCTCCGGTGGGGTTGGGGAGCTGGGGGAAGCTGAGCTTCCCGCGGTCGTACAGGAGGATGCCGTTCGACGCCAGGCGCGAGACCGTCTCGGCCACGATGCGCTTATTGATGAGGTCCAGTTCCCCCATCGCGCCCAGCGCGTGCGAGGCGGTGGAGGAGGCGCGGTACGAGTAGCGCTCGTCCGGCCGCCAGAAGCGGACCACCATCGTGTCGGGGCCCAGCGGCATCCAGGCGTTCTGGGCGTCCCCGACCTTGAGCTGATACACGCCTTCGCGGATCTTCAGCTCATCGGCGGAGTACACCGACCACAGCTCTTCGCCCTCTTCATCGGTCTGGCCCACCAGCCAGCCTTCACCAGGGACGTTGAAGTGGATGCCCATCAACTTCATGAGCTGGGACTGTCCGCCGATCCCCCCGGCGAGACGCGCCACCGCGTCGGCGGCGGGGCCTTCGGCAAGCGGCAGGGGCTCCGGCTCGCCGGGGATGTGCTCCGCCGCCAGGAGCCGGACGCGGCTGAGCGCGTTGCCCTTGTAGTTGACGGCGGCGGAGAACTCCTCCAGCGTGTAGTAGTAGTTCCAGAGCTGGTTCTGAACGGTGTTGTACTTGGGGTTGTTGTGCCGTGCCGCGGTCAGCACCGATGCCGACGCTACGAGCGTGGTCCCGAATGCTGGCAGGCCCATGAAATCCCCTAGTCGCTGTCTACCTTCGCCAGGAACCCGATCCCGGCTGACATCGCCAGCCACATGATTGCAAGGTAATCGAGTCCGTACGCCACCGATAGTAGCACCGACATGACTCCCGACACCCAGAATCCAAGGCACCAAGGACAGGACAGCATGTAAGCGACCTTCGAATTCCACTCGGTTTCCGAGCCTTCGAAGTCGTGCTTCGCCAGCCATCGCCGTTCGAACCACCAGCGAATCCGCTCCGTCACCGGCTCCGCGATTTTGTCCGTGGTCACGAGCCGCGTCACGCGGTAGGCTGCGAGCGTCGCGAGCACGAACAGCCACGCGTCACTCATCGGCGGGGGCCTTCTTCCTCTGCCACGGCCACGTCTTCACCGCTGCGAGGAGGTTGGTAGCCGCGGCGAATCCCAGCGTAAGGATCGTCTCCCACAGCGCGATCTCCTCCTGGGCCATACGGGTCTTGTAGGCGAACAGCGCCAGGATGGCGACGCTGAGGGCGTACAGGGAGGCACGGGTCTTACTCATCGGAACATCCGCCTTCCAACTTCTCGACGTGCTGTTTCACCGCGTCCAGCTCTGAACGCACCAGCGTCACGTCCACCTTGACACCGCGGATTGCAGCGTCCAGCCGGTCCAGGCGCTCCACGAGCCCTGGCCGTGCTTCTTCATCTCCTGGGTAGCGCTCGGGCCGCCCTGCCACCACGTCGATGGCTGAGACCGTCTTCCGCATAGGGCCCCACACCTTTCCCACCATTCCCCCAAGGACCAGCGCTGCGATGATCCCGATTGCTGTCCAGACCTCTGGTGAAAGCGTTGGCATAGTTACAGTCCGAGGAGCGCGTTCCAGGTGATGGGACCTGCGATCCCGTCAACCGGCTTGGCGTGCTTGGTCTGGAAGGCCCGAAGCTGGCGTTCGGTCTGGGCCCCGAAGATCCCGTCAATGCTCGTCTTGTAGCCCGCGGCCGTCAGGAGCGCTTGCAGGCGACGGACCGTCGCCCCCTTGGCTCCGCGCTTCACCTGTGGCATCTTGTCCCCTAGCTTCCCGGTGCCCGTGCTGGGCTGGCTTGGATTCGTCGGCGTGGACGGCTTCCCGTCCTTCAGGTTCTTGATCTTCCAGGAGGTGGTGTTGTCGTAGCCGGTCGTGGACCGGCCGTCCGGCCCGTTGCCCACGGAGGCGTGAAGGTGCGTCTCGTGGCCGCTCTTGCCGTTGTACGCCCTGGGCTTGAAGTTGTTGGACCGTTCGTAAATCTTGTGGTTGAAGATCACGTACCGGAGGTTCGGGTGGGGATTCGCCACCAGGTGCGCGCACAGCGCGGCCAGGCTCAGGCCCCCGTCCCCGAGGATGTCTTTCGCGCACACCACGTCCGACCCGTTGGGGTTGTGGTCGGACCATGTGTCTTGGTGCGCCGCGTCCCCGATCTCCCACGTGGTGGTACCGGGGAAGTACTCCTGGATTTCCTTCTCCAGTTGCTGGAGGCTCCGGGCCTCCCTCCATCCGTCACTCATTACTAAAAGGTACCATAACAGTTTCGCACAGTTATGCGAACGGGAACACGGAAGCCCCGGACCTTCGGGTGGTCCGGGGCTCCGTTCGGTGGAGGCTAGGCCGCGCGGGTGAGGCGGCGGGGCGTCTGGGCCGCTTTGAGCATCGCCTTTCCGAGGCGCGTCGCGCGCATCTTGGCGAAGCTGAGGCTGTACGGCGTGACGGCGTACATTCCCCACACCATGCGGGAGAGGTCAGGGCGATGCATGATGAGCCCGTTCGCTGACCAGTAGTAACGCCCCGCCAGCTCGTACACCTGGTACTGGATGACGTGCCCTCCCGCGGTGCGCGTCGTCTTGCGCCAGATCCGCTGTTCCGCGCCGGTCCACTGGTTCGTGTGGACGGTTTCTTGCCAGTCGTTCATCATCGTGTCCTTTCGTCGTGTCCCTTCATCGTACCACCTCGGGCGGTCCCGGTTGTGTAGGAACCATACAAAAGAATTCGATCAACCTTGGAAGGGATCGGCTGGACAGGTGAACCGGACAAGCGTAGGGTTAAGGCACACGGCACGACAACGACCAAAGGATGCGAAGATGAGCAACGTCGAAATCCTCACCCAGGTGAACACCCTCATTGTCCGCGGCGGCATCGCGGAGCACCAGGCGCTCCGGTGCCTCCGCGCCGGGAACCGCCAGAAGGCCGCGGAGCTGAGCACCTTCGCGCGTGCCGCCCGGACCCGCGCCAAGTCCCTCATGGGCCAGCGCGCCTAGTACACTGGAGTAGCCGCAAGGCTATGCGAGCGCCCGGTTCTCCCCCGAGACCGGGCGCTCTAGCGTGTCAGGCGTCCACCCAGGCGTGTCGGAATGGCGATCGGCAACCCGGGGATGGGCGGGCCCCCGAAGTGGCTGTAGTTGGACGTGGGCTGCGAAAGGTCGGCGTTCTTGTAGGCGTCGCGCGGGTCCGCGGCTTCGGCATTCCCGGTGCCGTCGAAGAAGGCCAGAAGGAGCGCGTCCGCGATGTCGGGGCTTCGGCCCAGGCGCTCGCGGATGTCGTCCTTCTTCTCGATTTTGACCTTGCCGGAGGAGTCCACGACTTCGTACCGCGGCATGGTCAGCTCCGCGATAGCGTCGTCGTCCAGCCCCGCCAGGCTCCACGCCTTCGTCCGGCTCAGCTCCCTGCCGTTCCACCACGCTTCAGCGCGGACGTTCAGGAAGCGCTTAGGCTGGCCCGACTTGTTCGCGAAGTTGACGTACTGGACGACGCACTTGGAGTGCCGCTCCTTCAGCACCTCACGGAGGCGTCCGGCCACGCCCCAGCCGATACCCGCCACGTCGATGCGCACCTTGGACAGGCCCCATTCTTCGATGTGGTGGACGAGCCTTCCCACGGTCTTCATCGGGTCGCGGTCGGAGAACGACGCGATACGGCCCACGGCGATGCCGGTGCGCTCCACGATCACCGTGCGGTCCCCGCCGCCGCCGACGTCGATACCGCCGATGCGCACGGCTTCGGGATCGTCCTCGTAGTCGGTGTCCTTGTACCGGCACTTCGCCGCGTCCTCCTCGGAGATGACGCGCCACGGGTCGATGTCGCCCTTGGGGATCTCCCCCAGGACTTTGGACTGGTACAGGGCAGAGTCCTCACCCCAGGCGGTCTTGCGGTCGGAGGCCCACTCCTCGGAGATCAGACCGTCCGCCACCTCCTCGGGGACCGGCTCCCCCGTGGCGGCCGGAGTGTGCTTGTACCCGATGTGGATCTCATTCCACAGGGACGACTTGCACGCGTCCACGTACGGGCCGCTGGTCACGTCGGGGTTGCCGATCGCGAGGATGCGGGCTTTGTTGTTGGAGGCGATGGACTCGGTGGCGTTCCAGAGCACGTCCGGGACGCCCTGGGCCTCGTCCAGGATGACGAGGACGAACCGGGCGTGGATACCCTGGAACGCGCCTTCGGAGTGCTCGGAGGGCTTGCGCCCGATCCCCACGAGTTCTTCGCCCTGGCCGTCCGCGGTGGGCATGTGCCACTCCGTCTGGTTGCAACGCCCCGGGAGTCCGGCCGACCGGTGGATACGCCCGATCGTGCGCCACAGGATGGCGCGCACCTGGGGTGCGGTGGGAGCGGTGCTCAGGACGAAGGCTTCACCCGGCGGGTGGGAATCGAGCCACCAGCACGCCACCGTAGACGCGATGTGCGACTTCCCCGAGGAGTGGCAGGCCCGGACCACGGTGCGC